TTGCCAAACAACTTTGACAGACAAGATTTTGGAAACTACTATACTGGAGCAACATACGCAGACGTAGTTGTTGACGGAGGCTTTGATGAAGACGATCTTCCAGTAACCTTTATCTCAGACAAGAAAAAAGAAAACCTCCTCTACTCACTTGAGGATTGCTTCGGAAAGTTTAGACCACGTTCTGGAATCAACAAACTTAGATACTTCGATGGCAAGGTAACACACCACACAAACATCAACCTAGCAGAGCGTCCTCGCTACTACATGTCCTCAAAGGAAGATATCTTCAAGTACTGGACATCGTACAGAACTGAAGCGGTAGATCTAGATGGCGATGGCAAGATGGATACCACTGTAGAGAGAGGCATTGCAAGCAGTGCTAACGTATATGGCAGAAACTATATAGATGACACTGCTCCTTTTGTTGTCTACAAGAATCCAGTACCTGCTAATAGGGTTGTCGTTAAGATGCAGACCCACGTTGGAACAAAGGACCTAGGTCCATTCTCCAGTATCACAGGCTCATTTGGAGATCCACTATTCGGAGACTCCAACAAGTATGCCCCAGTTAAATGGAAGATTCAGTACCTAGAGAATGATTCTTGGGCTGACGCAATCGTGTTTGATAACCAGTCTTCTCGCATCGATGGCTCACCTATAGTCAAGGCTGACGGATATGTTGAGATTGCTTACGGTCTAGTAGTTCCAGACAAGTACAGGGACTTCTTTGTAAAGGCAGGAGAGTACACGTCGGAAGACTTCCTACCATCAACATCGACAGATGGATATGCTTACTTAATTAAAGAGAACTCCTCAGATATCGGATACTACAAAATTTGGCAAGATGAACTATCTGACTACGCCACCTTCGTGCCAACCTACGAATGGTACGTAGAAGAGGAGACCATCAACAGGGCAACAAACTTTGTTACAGACCTTACCAACCCAGAGTCTTTTACCGATACGGCAAATCAGAGAACACGCTTCCGTGAGTTCCAGAACCTACAGGGTCTAAGAATTGTTGTAGAGACGATGAACAAGTCTGAGACAACCTTTGACCTTATTGAACTGTCACCAAGACTTGCAGTTGACCTATCCGACAAGACTAGTTCTTTTAGCGTAAAGAAGAGTGCCTCCGATCTTGGGGTAGCAGGATTGCCAGTGTCACAACTACTAGCGTCCACAGGCTCACTAGAACTATTTGACTATGACCAGGCATTCTGGGATACGAATACTACCAGCCTAATCTATGGTCACTCAACAAAGACTGTTCAGATAAAACTTTACGAGGTTGTAGTTAATGTAAATAATTACGATTATCACATCCCAATTAAGACAATGTATGTCGAAGGCTTGCCAAGCATTAATAATGAAGACAGGTCAGTCTCACTTAGACTTCGAGACATGTTCTTTCACTTTGAATCACAGAGAGCACCAGAAATCTTAATTCAGAATGCTTCAGTCAGTTATGCAGCCTCTCTGCTTCTAGACTCTATTGGATTCTCAAACTATATGTTTAAGAGAAATGCGGATGAGAATGAGGCTACCATTCCATACTTCTTTGTTGCTCCAGATATTAGCGTTGCTCAGGCACTTCAAGATCTAGCAATCTCAACCCAGACCGCTATGTTCTTTGACGAGTACAATAACTTTATCATGATGAGCAAAGATTACATGATGCCAACACTTGCAGATAGAGAGACTGATGCTACTATCTATGGTTCAAATGATTTTGTGGATACTGGAATTCTTGAGAATGGAACATCGTCATCTTCCGCAGTACTAGCCAACATGATATCTATCACTGGCGAGGACATGTCTCCATACAACAATGGACAGATTAACTATACTACTAGATACATTCAGCGTTCTTACGGAGCAATTCGTCAAGCAATGCTTCTGGACAAAGAGAAGACTTGGATCTACAAGCCTGTTCCACTATGGGCGGTATCTGGAACAGACAACACGAAGTCTGAAAATGATGAGACTAGCCAGATGTCAACGTATACCCTATCAGCCATCCCCCTCAATAGCAATCTAACTAACGTTGCCCCTTATGTCCTGAGAAACACGCTTGTAAACAATGTAATGGACTTGGGGGAGGGTGTCTACTGGATCTCTCGCTACAACGGTTACTTCTATGCTAATGGAGAGATTATCCGTTACGATGCTGTAGAGTACAATATTTCTGGTTATGGAGATGTTTGGATTACCAGCCTGCAGGATTACCAGAACTACTTCTCAAAACTACCATTCAACGGAAAGATCTACCCTACAGGCCGTGTAAAGATTTTCGCAGAGCCTAATTATCAGACCATCGAAGGCCAGATCAAGATGGTCGATGGACCAGTGGTAAAGCACGGTCGTGCTCAGTTTGGAACAGAGATTCAGTATCACCAAGCAGGCCTATCGACATATTGGACAGACAACGCCAACATCCGTGGATGCAAGATGCAATCCAACTATCTGTTTAATACATCCGATGGAGAGTTCTTGCTAAGAAATGTATCTAGCACAGGAACTACCGTAACCACAAAATCAATCGTTGGCCTTCAAGTTGGCCAGGTAATCTCATTCGTAAGCGGCACAGGAAAGTTGGCAGCAGTCGGAGATACAAAGATTACCGCAATCAATTCAGTCAAGAATACCGAGACTGGGAATTACTTTTTTACTATTGACAAGACACCAGTAACAGCACTAAGTAGTGCCAGCATCTCAATATCCTATGAATTGAATACAACCACTGGGGCAGCAGGCGTTGACAACACTACTGCAGCAAAGACAACACGTTCTGGACTAATCAAGAACTTCATGGATAGTGGATACGTAGAAGATACTAAGAACAATCTTGTGTCTATGAGTAGCCCAGCCATGCTGCAGGCATCTGCCTTGGTCATGAACGGACCAACCTTTGAGGCAGCGGACAAGCCCCTAGACTTTATTTCTTATGTTTACAAGCCACTTGCTGACCGATTCAATCACTTTGGGACAAGGCTAAGACTTATTGGCAAGGTAAAGAATGACACGACAATTGGACAGACTGGAACAGGTGGATCATCATACTACTCTGTTGCAGGAACATCTCCAGACAGCAGCATATCGATCGCTGGATCTTCTGGCGGCCTTGGCGTAATGCTAAACCCAGCAACGAACAACGGATACTATTTTGAAATCATCGCACTGTCTGAGGCAGACGTTTCTGGATATACAGCAGGTAGCGATATCAACAATGTAATCTTCTACAAGATAGTTAAGGATGCAACTTCTGGAGAAGCAGTGCCTGTAAAACTTTGGGGCGGCATGGCCTCGATTCTGGTTGACACTGGAGACTTTGTTGGCCAGGGAAGACTTAATGATGGTGGAGACCCAACGGTATACGACCTAGCCGTAGAGCACGAAAAGGTTGATGAGAAGACCTCTAGATTCCACTTGTTTATTAATGATAAACTAGTACAAGTTGTAGACGATACAGATCCGTTGCCAGTGTACAACAACATGGCCCTGTTTGTGCGTGGTTCAGCCAGAGTAATGTTTGAGAACGTCTATGCTCTTGTTGGAGACTACTCAAAGAACACATCATTCCTATTGGACACCCCAACAGCACAGGTATTCTCTGACCACCAGATTAATGCCAGCGATGCTTTTAGAAAGTATTCACTTAGCGGCATGGTTCAGTCTGTCTATCTTTCTGGAATTACCTCTGCAGATAGCCCGAAGTATAAGATTTATTTTGAGGAATTCGGAACCATCATGCGTGAAGCGGCATACTTCAATATTCGATATGACAAGGCATACCCAGCACTATACGCAAAGATAACCCCTACCTTTAATAGACTGAAGGGATACGTTGTCTCTGGCTTTGTGCCAACTGCATATGGTGCAGAGTTTTTAGTATTCAACGCAACCGACACAGCACTGAGCCTAGATGAGACAACAGGAAACTACTTGCAGATTCAGGGCGTTGCCTTTACTCAGGAATCTAAGCAATCTCTAACCGTCGATGACTACTTCTCTAGATCAAGCAGCCTGTCAAACCCAGTCTTCGTTGAGCAAGACCTAGTCACATCCCCAATCGCACAAAAAGAATTGTTCATGGATATCAAGAACAGCAGGTTGACATATGGCAATAAGGAGTTTACACTAGAGGTTCCTTATGTTCAGACCCAAGACGATGCGAGAGACCTAATGGCCTGGATCATATCGAAGACCCATAAGCCTAGAAAGTCTATTGGAGTTAAGATGTTTGCAATGCCTACCCTACAACTAGGAGACATTGTAAAGGTTCAATACGTTAATGCAGATGGGCTAGACGAGATTGGGACAGACAACAGGTTTGTGGTTTACAGCATCGACTACTCCAGATCCACAGAAGGTCCAGAAATGACAGTTTATTTAAGTGAGGTCCTGTAATGTCAAATGCAACTCCAGATGTGCCAGTAAACGACGGAACAAAGACTGTCGGTGCCGTTAAGATACCAGAGCAATACCTAATCAAGATTAAGGAAGAAGATCTTCCAATCGACGTGATGGCTGGAATGATCTTTGAAGATATTGGTGGCCAAGAACTGCTGAGTCTTACAAGAAACGACATCGTGAATGGCCAGGACATAACTTATCAGCCAATCAAGAACTTGTCAAGCCTCTACTTTCAATACAACCCAAACAACCTGCTCAAACTAAACAACACGTCGGATGCAAGGTTCAAGAAGTACGCCATTAAGTTTAGCGACTATGTCCCAGATATTGGCACAGGGCCAAATGGCGAAACCGTATACATCGAAGATGCAACAGGTGATCTGATCATCAACGTTCTAAATCTGCCAAGAGGCTACGAGGTAGAGGTAGAAATCCTTGACGATGGCACCGTACTTGATGATACAATATACTAGGAGATTTACATGATTACTAACAACGGAAAAAGAATTTTAGGCAAGTACCTCATTGGTCAAGCCCCTGCCTATGCATCTTATATTGCGGTAGGCTGTGGAGCACAACCTCTTGCCATAGACGATGCCCTAGACGACTACTCGAATAAGCAAAACCTGGACTTCGAGATGTTCAGAGTGCCCATTGAATCACGAGGGTATGTTGTTGAAAATGAGAATGGTGTCGATATCTCCAAGATTGTGTTCACTGCTGAACTTCCAACAGCAGAACGATACGAGATTACAGAGATAGCCCTATACTCTGCAGGATCTAACCCATCTGCAGCCACTTACGATAGCAGAACCATCCTCTCATTCTCAAATTCTGAGGTATGGAAGTATCACTCTGCAACCACCAACGTTACAGATATTCCAGAAATTCTGTATCCACTAGACTCTGGATACTTTAAGATCGCTACTGGTCTAGGAAATCAGACATTTGTCACTTTTACCACTACTACCAATCACTCAATGCAGGTTGGAGACATTGTCTCTATCAGCAAACTTTCGTCAACATCTAACCAGACAGAGATTATCCAGGCAACCATTTCTGCTGTTCCAACCTCAAGCAGTTTTGTTGTTGCGAGCACACTGACTGGCCCTTCAGTTCCTACAGGATATGCAAGCATTGACGACAACAACAACGTGATCAGATCTGCAGAACCAGCAATCAGAACAAGCGTTAGCAATAGACTGTTCAGCAACACAGATAGAATCGCAAGGTATGAAAACTGCAGGTTCCTAAACAGCACAATTCTTCTGAATGGAAACCTGTCCGACATCACCTACGACCCTCTGACTGGCGATGTGGGCTTTAACTCACTAAACGATGATGCGACTAACCACATCCACCTAGATGGGGTAGACCTAGACCTTAGCAAGAACGCCCCCACTGATGAATTAAGATTAGCACTGTCTGTCATTAATAGAGATGGAGAGGCTACAAACTCAAATCCAAAAGAGGTAAGACTTGTCCTAGAGTTTGGTTCGTCTGAAGACCCAGACATCGAATCTGCACAACTACAGGTTGTCCTATCCGACACAGACTACGAGTTTGACTCAAACAGGTATATCGTAGTCAGAAAGCAGTTGCAAGACCTAGTTAAGCAGCCAGGGTTCTCTTGGAACCTTGTAAAGGTTATCAAGGTTTATGCCACAGTGATCAACCAAGATGACGAGGTGTCAGACCAGTTCCTGGTAGCCTTAGATGCACTCAGACTTGAAAACATTAACACTGCAAACCCACTATACGGAATGACTGGATACTCAGTAATCAAAACCGCAAATGCTTCTACTATCAAGAAGTTGGAGAACACCTCAAACTCAATTGAGTTTAGATTGGCAATTGGTATTGAGTAATGGCTGACGAGGGAATCAAAAAGGTAACGGTATTAAAGAAGAATCTTCCACCATTGGGAAAGATCTCAGGATCCTATGTCGTCCGTTATAGAATCTCCACAGACGACAAAAACAGAACATCGCACTGGTCTCCAACATACACCCTGGGCACTGATCAATTTTCTGGAGAGCAGGTTCCAGCCTCAATCTCTTACTCGCAAGATGCCCTTAGCCAGAACCTGGTCAAACTTATCTGGACTCCAGACACAGAACTTGAGTTGGACAAGTTCGACATCTATACTAGAGTTATCGGAGTTACAACTCCTGCTGGGGCAACAGAGGCAGATGCCTATCCTTGGAAGTTTATTGGAACAATATCATCCACCACCTATGAGGCTGTCATTCCAGCAACAGTGCTACCGATAACGACACCAAAGACAACAGTTCGTGTAAACTCTAAGTCCTTCCAGGTGGCGGTACAGATTCCAACGCACATCAAGGCTATCTCTGAAGAGGCTAATCTTTACACTTCCCCTGTAAAGACTTTAGTGGTATAATAGAACCACTATGGCAAAACTACCACTACCACAAAGAGGACAGCCGATCGATGTAGGATACATCAGTCAGGTCGCAACCGCAGTTAATCAATTGGCAGAAGAGATGAACTCATCTGGCTATCAGTTCGTTACAATCGACACCCCATCAATGGGAAAGCAAAACACAAGAATCTCTGAGACAAAGATTATTGCTGCGTACGTTCAGGTGAACAATTCTACATCAGTGACTGGTGGAACAGAAAAAGAATTCTACTACACTTTCCCAGCAGACTTTAAGTACGCACCTGTGGCTACGGCTACAGTTATTAATGTGGGTGCTACAGATGCAGGTGAAGATGTGACGGTAGTTCTTAAGACTGTTAGCACCTCTAGAATCGACGGAATCGTAAAGTTTAATACCACTGGAAAACTTTCCATTGGAGTAAACATTATTGCCGTTGGCATTCCAACCTAGGAACGTCATGTCAATTAAGAAGAAGTCTATTGAGGTAGAGGGATACAATTCCTTACCAGTAATCCCAGGCAGTAAGAAGGTCTGGTTTCTAAACGGAGAACTAGTCAGGGTTCACCATCTAAATAAATCCAACGGAATCATGTCCGTATACAACATCATTCAGGATAGAATCGAAAGTTGTCTTATTAGTGATTTCAAGAAGAATCGTGAACGTGCTTTTACTGTTGGCGAAACCGCAGACCTAGTCAACAGACACAAGAAGTATCTCCCAGACCTGATGAAGCGTGGGGTTATTCCGTTTCCAACTGGTAGCCAAAAGGGTGGAGCCAGAGGCTGGCAGGTAAGAAGTTACTATTCGGAATCCCAAGTCAGAGAGATTCGTGATATACTTGCTACCTACCACATTGGGAGACCAAGGCTAGACAAACTGATCACCAACGACATAACTCCTACAAAACAGGAGTTGACAAGGCGTATGGGCGATGGTATACTAACATATACAAGGACCGAAGATGGACGCTTTATCCCCATTTGGTCTGAATCAATTTAAAGTTCTTGAAAGGAACTGGGTATGAATAACGAAGAAACTAAGGTCACTGTAGGCCTAGGATATACTTTAAATCTGGGAAACTTCCAGTCATTGCGTATTGACCTATCTGTCACAGACAACAAGCGTGAGGGTGAAAACACCAACGAGGCATTTGACCGAGTATACTCTTTCGTTGAGGCAAAACTATCTGAGAAGGTCAAGGAAGCAACCTCCGAAATCGAAAGTAAGTAAATGGCTGTAGAACGCAAAGACCGAATGGCTTTGCTTTCTCGTTACAGCAAGTTACACACTGCTAAGTATGAGCAAAAGCCATTACTAAATTTAAACGTAGAACAGTGGGCAGCCGATGCCCTAATTGAATCCTACACTTTACCTTTCTGCTATGATCTGCTAGACTATTACTTTAGCGTAGCACAGTCACCAACATGGAAATACTTTGCGAATTACGCAGACAAGATTATTGATAGTCGCACGGACTACCAAAAAGACCTACAAGAAAGAGCAGAGCGACGAGCGAAAGCCAAAGCGTGGTTAAATGAATAATACAGAATCTAAACTAATTTCAGCGGTACTGCAAGACAAGCAGGTACACGTACTACTCCAGGCCAACGTAGATGGAATTCTACGTACCCATAATGACATCTGGACATTCATCCGCAACTACTCTGAGACTAATGGAACGGTCCCACCACTTACCCTGGTCGTTGATAAGTTCCGTGACTTCCACCCAGTGGATGGCGTTGGTGCTACAAAGTATCACCTAGAAGAACTTCAGTCAGAGTATCTCACAGACAGTCTCAAGGACATCCTTCGTGGAACCGCTGCAGAGGTACAAGCAGGCCAGGGTGTTAAGGCACTTGAAGACATCATCACAAAGACATCAGCACTGAAGAAGAACACTGCCGTTATCCGTGACATTGATGCTACTGATCTTCAGGATGCCATCTCTTATTACGAAAACGTTCAGCGTCAGAAGGAGATTGGTGCACTTGGTATCAAGACTGGTCTCCCAGGATTTGACAACTACTTGCCATCTGGAATCATGCCAGGTCAACTCGGCGTATTCCTAGCCTACCCAGGTATTGGTAAGTCATGGTTTGCACTTTACATGGCGGTACAGGCATGGAAGCAGGGCAAGTCACCACTAATCATCTCTCTAGAAATGTCAGAGACAGAGGTCCGTAACCGTGTGTTTGCAATCATGGGCGAAGGCCTTTGGTCACACCGTAAACTATCTAATGGAGAGATCGAGATTGACGACCTAAAGCGTTGGCACTCAAAGGAACTTGCTGGTAAGCCAGAGTTCCACATCATCTCTAACGACTCTGGTGGAGAGGTTACTCCATCAGTTATTCGTGGTAAGATCGACCAGTACAAGCCAGACCTAATCATCGTAGACTACCTACAGTTGATGTCTCCAAACCAGAAGTCAGAGAATGAGACTGTTCGTATGAAGAACCTTTCTCGTGAACTAAAGTTGATGGCTATTGGCGAAGAGATTCCTATCATTGCTATCTCGTCTGCTACACCAGATGACGTTAACAAGTTGGACACCGTTCCTACACTTGGCCAGACCGCATGGTCACGTCAGATTGCATACGACGCTGACTGGGTGCTTGCTCTTGGTCGTGCCACTAACTCAGACATTCTTGAGTGTGTGTTCCGAAAGAACCGAAATGGCTTTATGGGTGAGTTCCTGGTACAGGTAGACTTCGACAAGGGCTGGTATAAGTACAAGGACTTCGAAGATAACTAGTATAATTGGTGTATGAGATACGTCAATCACAAGAACATCAAGAGGTTCAGTCTGATCGGAGAGATCCATGACGACGGAGCAATATTGAGACTTAGAAATGAGTACACAAGAATGCTATCGACAGAGATGAAAATTTCTGGGTACGTTCCAAGGCTTGACATACTAGAAGACTTTACGATAGACTATAACGAGACAACTAAATCATTTAAATTTGAATTATCAATTTATGGAGTATACCTAGGAAGAAAAAAGAGCGAATGCATACAGGGAATAGACGGAAACAAAATAGTGTATATACAAAAGAGCAAATCCAGCGAGTCATTACAGGCTCAGGAATTACCATTGAGTCAGAAGTAGACTCTGACTATATCATCTTTTGTCCTTTTCACAACAACTACCGATCACCAGCAGGTGAGGTAGACAAGTCTTCTGGATTCTTCTTTTGCTTTTCTTGCCAGCACGTGTGTGACCTAGAAGAACTAATCATGCACACCTCTAATCGTACATACTTTGAGGCAGCACGTTATATTAAGTCCAAGGAAACAGAGTCCGACATTGAGTCTTTGGTCAATAAGACATTGACAGAAAAGCCAGACTATGTTCAGTATGACCAACTTCTACTAAAGCGTCTAAATCAGCAGGCCCTAGAGTCTCCACGTGCAATGCGTTATTACTCTGGCAGATTGATTACAGAAGAGTCTGTAAAGAAGTTTGGACTCGGCTTCTCTGAGAAACAAGACATGGTAACTATCCCAGTACACTCACCAGATGGTATGGAGATTGGTTTCGTTGGTCGCTCAATCGAGGGTAAGGAGTTTAAGAACACTCCAGGCCTACCTAAGAGCAAGACTCTATTCAATCTTAACCGTGTTAAAACCGCAAACAAAGTTTATGTGGTAGAATCGTCTTTCGATGCTATTCGCTTGGACCAGTGTGGTTTTCCAGCGGTAGCAACATTGGGTGCAAACGTATCCAATATACAAACAGACCTACTACAAAAATACTTCAATAACGTTATTGTTATTGCAGACAATGATGAAGCAGGCGGTAACATGAAGACCAAGATCGTAGATCGACTGGGGCCACGTGTTACTGTTATCAAACTAGATAAACAATATAAGGATATTGGCGATATGCCAGACGAAGCCATCATGAACCTTGATGAATCGTTTGACAAGTCTATTGCCAGCATGCTAAACTAATAAACCAATAATAAACAAGGAGAAAATAATGAGTATCATTCGAGGGCTAAAAGATATCAGTGCAGTTATGGATAAGCCAAAGTACGAGAGCACAGGACAGAAGGTCCGCTGGGTCAAGTTGGTAGACGGACAGTCTGCAAAGATTCGTTTCGTTGAGGAACTAGACGCAGATTCATCAAGTTATTCAGAGGACCGTGGGCTATCTGTGGTAATCGCAGAGCACACCAACCCAAAGGACTACAAGCGTAAGGCTGCCTGTACCCAGGACTCAGAGGGTCGCTGCTACGGTTGTGAGATGGCTCGCAAGGAGCCTAAGTCAGGCTGGCGTTCACGCCTACGCTTCTACTGCAACGTGCTAGTAGAGGACGGAACAGAAGACGCATACATTGCAGTATGGTCACAGGGTATTTCTAAGCAGTCAGCATTCAACACTATTCGTGAGTATGCTCTAGAGACTGGGTCTATCTCAAACATTGTTTGGAAGATTAAGCGTAACGGTCAGGGAACCGAAACCAACTACACCCTGATCCCATCAACCGCACCAGACTCAGAGCCATTCAACTGGGGATCACACGAGTTCTTCAACCTTGAGAAGGTTGTTCGTGAGGTTCCATACCCAGAGCAGGAAGCATTCTACTTCGGCTTTGACTCACCGTCAGTTACATCTACCAACATCGACTGGTAGCAGGTAGGCTTGTGGGGAGTGGTTAATAGCCACTCCCTTTTGCATTTCTATATGATATAATGATAATATGACTATGTGCGTGGATAAAGAAGTGGATCTAAGATGTCCACAAAGATTGATTAAAGATCCAGATGGAAACACCAGATGCACAAAGCATCACAATTATTTTCGGTACGGAGAATGCTCACAAAGGCATTTTGAGAGAGTCCCTGCATCAGGCAAGGATGGTTTGTGCTATGCACATAGAAAAGGAACCTACTCCAAGAAAACCCTGGCTATTGGAGATGTCAGTCAGCATGGCGTAAGGATTGTTGGCGGTCCATTTCTAAAACAACAGGGTAATAGTAAAAATAGGTATTTTTGGAATACGGTTTGCCCAATATGTAATGATGAATATGAAATTGCAACTGGAGATTTTGATAAGCGAAAGTCTTGCACCAAATGCAAGGCAACACTAAAAAGAAAATCTTCACAGGAAATAAGTTGGAAAAATGCATATGCTCAGTTAAAAGCAAGAGGCAAAACAAGAAACAAGGAAGTCGATATGACTTTTGAACAGTTTGTAGAAATATCCAAAAGCAATTGCTATTATTGCAATGCTGAACCAACAGAATCCCCTGGTCCAAGAGAATGGTCAGAACCAATTTTTTCAAATGGACTTGACAGAGTAGATACAGGTGTGGGATACTTATATAACAATGTAGTGGCTTGTTGCAAATGGTGCAACGTAGCAAAATTAGATAGATCAGTAGAGGAATTTTATTCGTGGGTAACGAAACTAGCAAAACATCAGAATCTTATGTAGGACTTCACGTACACACACATTATAGTCTTTTCGATGGAATCGCCACCCCACAGGAATACGTGGACCGTGCTGTAAGTCTGGGAATGAATGCAATCGCTATTACTGACCATGGATCTCTATCTGGTCACCGTGAAATGTACCGTGCCGCCAATGAGGCAGGCATCAAGCCTATTCTTGGTATTGAGGGGTACATCTGTAAGGACCGCTTTGACCATGAGGAAAAGGATAAGACTGACCTACTCAATCTTAACTATAACCACCTCATCATTCTTGCAAAGAATGCACAGGGTCTAGAGAACCTTAATAAACTTAATGAACTTGCTTGGACTGAGGGCTTCTATAAGAAGCCTCGCATGGACTGGGAAATTCTGGAGCAGTACAAAGAGGGGCTAATCGTAACCTCTGGATGTCTGTCAGGCTACCTTGCCAAGGCTATCGAAGCAGACAACCTTGCTGTCGCAAAGGAGCACATCCAGTGGGCAAAGCAAACATTTGGAGATGACTACTACATTGAGGTTATGCCACACAACCCTGCAGAGGTAAACAAGTTGCTACTTGAACTTGCAGACGAATTTGGGGTAACTCCAGTAGTAACTCCCGACTGTCACCACTCAGACGCATCTCAGAAAGAGATTCAGGAACTTAAACTAATCCTAAACTCTTACTCTAATAAGACTGAGAAGGATGTTACATACGAGAAGTCAACCAAGTATGAAAACCTTATGGATCGTCTAGACTACCTATACGGTGCAGACCGCCAGATGTCGTTTAACAAGTTCGACATCCACCTACTATCTGACGAAGAGATGCACAACGCCATGAGGGCCCAGGGCATTGATCGTGAAGACATGTACCAAGCAACTCTTGACATTGTTGACAAGATTGAAGACTACAACATCCAGGACCACCTCAACCTGCTACCTGTTCAGTACAAGAAGCCAAACGAGGAACTCAAGTCTCTGGCACTTGAAGGCCTAAAGGAAAAGGGACTTGTTGAAAACAAGGACTACCTAGACCGCCTAGACGAAGAACTGAAGATTATTGCAGATAAGGACTTCGGCCCTTACTTCCTAGTCGTACGCTCCATGATTGCATGGGCGAAGAAGGAAGGAATTATGGTGGGGCCTGGTCGTGGTTCTGCTGCAGGCTCACTCCTCTGCTATGCTCTAGGCATCACAGACATTGATCCGATTGTTCATGGACTACTATTCTTCCGCTTTATTAACCCAGAGCGTAACGACTTTCCAGATATCGATACCGATATTCAGGATAACCGTCGTGAAGAGGTCAAGGACTACCTAGTTCGCCAGTATCGCCACGTAGCGTCTATCGCTACATTCCTTGAATTCAAGGGCAAGGGTATCGTACGTGACATCGCTCGTGTACTTAATATTCCATTGGCAGACGTTAACAAGGTTCTAAAACTTGTAGACGACTGGGACGACTACTGTAACTCAAAGCAGACCCAAGAGTTCCGTGAGAAGTATCCAGAGATTGAACGTTACGGAGAGTTGCTTCGTGGTCGTATCCGTGGTACTGGTATTCACGCTGCAGGTGTTGTAACCTCTAAGGAACCTATCTTTAAGTTTGCTCCACTAGAAACTCGCACCGCACCAGGAACTAAGGAACGAATTCCAGTAGTAGCAGTAGACATGGCAGAGGCAGAGCGTATTGGTCTTATTAAGATTGACGCACTTGGTCTAAAGACCCTGTCTGTTATTCAGGATACCCTAAAGGTTATCGAAGAGCGTTCAGGCGACAAGGTTGACCTGCAGAAGATTAATATGGAAGATGCCAACGTATACCGAATGCTATCTGACGGATACACCAAGGGTGTGTTCCAGTGTGAAGCAACACCGTATACAAACTTGCTAGTCAAGATGGGCGTAAAGAACTTTAACGAGTTGGCTGCATCTAATGCTCTGGTTCGCCCAGGTGCTATGAATACCATTGGTAAGGACTACATCGCTCGTAAGCATGGTAAGCAGAACATCTCCTACCACCACCAGTTGATGAAGGCCTTCACAGTTGACACCTATGGCTGTGTTCTATACCAGGAACAGGTTATGCTTGCATGTACCGAACTTGGTGGAATGACCATGGCAACCGCTGACAAGGTTCGTAAGATCATTGGTAAGAAAAAGGATGCTAAGGAATTCGACCAGTTTAAGAATGAGTTTGTCTCAGGAGCGTCTCGCTTTGTCACTCAGGAGGTCGCAGAAGCCCTGTGGCACGACTTTGAGGCTCACGCAGGGTATTCCTTCAACAAGTCTCACGCAGTGGCTTATTCGACCGTCTCTTACTGGACAGCATGGTTGAAGTACTACTACCCGATTGAGTTCATGTACTCTCTTCTAAAGAATGAGAGCGACAAGGATGCTCGTACAGAGTACCTAATCGAAGCCAAGCGTATGGGCATTCCTGTAAAGTTGCCACATATCAATGACTCAGATGTTGACTTTAAGATTGAGGGCAAGGGTATTCGATTTGGCCTAACCGCAATCAAGTACATTTCTGACAATATTGCTAACAAGTATATTGCAGCCAGACCATTCGAGTCGTTTGCAGAACTAGAGGCATTTACTTTTGGAAAGGGTAACGGAGTAAACAGCCGTGCCCTACAGGCCTTGAAACTTGTAGGTGCAGCAACGTTTACAGACAACCCTCGAAACGAGGATGACGTTAGAGAGAATCTATACGAGTATCTAAACCTACCAGAGTTCAACGTGTCTATTCCGCAACACTACTACGCATTCATCGATGACGTAGAAGAGTTCGAGGAGAAGGGCTCGTACGTTCTTATGGGAATGGTCAAGGCAATTAAGCGTGGCACAGGGTGGTCACGTGTGGAGATCCTTGACAAGACTGGTAGCATTGGAATCTTCGATGAAGAACAAACTGCTATTGAGACTGGTAAGACATACATTCTTCTAGCAAGCGATAACAGAATTGTTACTGCAATTCCTGTAGACGAACTCAAGGGCAACCAGAGTGGTCTTGTAAAGATCCTAAACTACAGAATGCTTCCATTCAAGGAAGAAGAGTTGTTTGTCGTATCGTTTAAGCCACGTGTTACAAAGGCTGGAAAGAAGATGGCATCTCTTGTGCTGGCAGATACCTCACGAGAACTACACTCAGTCACAGTCTTCCCTACTGCTTTCTCAAAGGCGTACATGAAGATTGACGAGGGTAACGCATACAAATTTACCTTGGGCAAGACCAAGGATGGAACAACAATTATGGAGGATGTAGAAAATGTTTAGTCAAACACTAGATGATATGGCACACTCAGTGCACAGAACTGCAGTAGAAAAAGGATTTTGGAATGTCGAGGTAAATGACATATTCATGACCAAGCAGTTGATGATGATTGTATCCGAAGCCGTAGAGGTTATGGAAGCAATTAGAAAAGACAAGGGTAAGCATGAGGTTGCAGACGAGATGGCAGACATCATCATTCGTACGCTAGATCTGTACGCAGGCCTGAAGGAATACGGCTACGTAGAGTCAGATCTCCAGGTAGCCTTCAACAATAAGACTGATTTTAATCAGACACGACCAGAGAAGCATGGAGTAAAATTCTAATGTCAGTAGTAGTATATACAAAGCCGTCATGCGTACAGTGTGACCAGACCAAGCGATTCTTGGACAAGGTAAACGTTTCATACACAACCGTCGATATCACCGAAGACCAAGAGGCCTACGACAAGATTATCTCCATGGGCTTTAAGGCTGCCCCTGTTGTTATCACAGACAACGATGCCTGGGCTGGGTTCAATCCTGGCAAACTAAATAAACTAGCAGAGGAAAGTATCTAATGACAACAATGGAAGAAGCCTTAGCGGCACTTGACCCACGCATTCGCAAGCGTCTTACTGACGGCACTGGGTTTAAGACTGAGTATCAGAAGACACCTAGTTTCGGTCTAAACCGTGCTCTGAATGGCGGTCTGCCAATGGGTAGACAGGTCCTCATCTGGGGATCTAAGTCATCCGCAAAGTCATCTCTATGCCTACAGATGATTGCCCTGGCACAAGAAGAGGGCAAACTCTGTGCATGGATTGATGCCGAGATGTCTTACTCTGAGGATTGGGCCCAGCAACTGGGGGTGGACACAAAGAACCTTATCGTGTCCCAGGCAAGAACTATTAACGAGATGGTTGACGTAGGAACTAACCTGATGAATGCTGGAGTAGATCTGATTGTGGTAGACTCTATTACATCACTATTGCCTGCTATTTATTTTGAGAAGGGGACCGATGAACTCAAAGAGTTGGAGAATACTAAGCAAATTGGAGCAGAGTCACGAGACTTTAGTAATGCTTGGAAGATGCTCAACTATGCAAATAACAAGGTCAAGCCTACACTATTTGTCCTTATTAGTCAGAGCCGTAATAACATTAGTGCAATGTACACAAGCCAGCAGCCGTCTGGTGGCCAAGCCACTAAGTTTTACAGTTCAACAGTCATCAAACTATTTAGTTCTGAGTCTGACAACCAGGCTATCAAGGGCAAGATCCCTGTGGGAGACAAACTCATCGAGGAAAAGGTTGGCCGCAAAGTTCGCTGGGAGTTGCAGTTTAGTAAGACGAGCCCTGGATTCCAAAGTGGTGAATATGATTTTTACTTCAGGGGTCCTCTCGTGGGTATTGACTCTGTTGGTGACCTCGTGGATACTGCGGAACTAATGGGTATCGTAGAGCGTACAGGAGCCTGGTACTTGCTGCCAGATGGCTCTAAGGTTCAGGGTAGAGAAGCATTCGTTAACCGTGTAAGAGAAGATGTCGATCTCCAGGATATGATTAAGGCTAAGGTCAATGGCGAAGTATAACATTTACCATGGTAAGTTCAAATGCCACACCTGTGGCGTAGAGGTAACATCCCTAAGATCATATCCAGAAACTAAAGAGTTGACCTGGATGTGCCCTGACAAGCACGTCAGTCTGGTAAACCTAAACACTAAGAAGACTAGGAAAGACTATGAGTGAGAAGAGTGAAAGCAAACGCATCGGAGCGAAGCAGCACAAGAACTCTGGTCGTGGCACTCACAAGGGCGATGCTACTTGGGAAAACTTCACCGTGGACTTTAAGGAAGTTGGCAAGTCCTTTACTCTTAATAAAGACGTTTGGGCCAAGGCTACTACGGATGCTATTCGTAATGGCAATGACCCTGCTATTGTGGTTGTCATTGGTGATTCCATGGCTAAGACTAGACTGGCCGTGATAGAATTGTCTTTGCTAGAGCAAATCTTGGAGGGAGAGTAGCATGCTGATTGATTACGAAAACATTATCATTGATAAAGTATTCACCACATCAGAGATAGATGACCTTTACAACTATATAGAGTCTCAGCCAGAAGAGATAAAGATGGTTCACAACAGAATTGGCTATCTCGGATACATGTGTGGCGTACCAGAAAACATATTTAAGAAGATGGAACAGGTGGCTGCAGACAATCTTGGCATGGACCTCACTCTGACTGAGATATCCTTCTCAAGATATATTGGCAACAGCAACAAGACACCAGTCCTGCACCCACACATTGATGACTTCGATGGTGCTAGGATAACGGTAGATGTTCAGGTAAGGTCTAACACTGAGTGGTCTTTGTTCGTAGAGGGCAGAGAGTACATGTTGCAAGACAACCAGGCATTGGTATTTGCAGGAACCCACCAGGTACATTGGAGAGATTCGAGGGTACTTGAGGATGGTGAAGTTATGGACATGCTATTCTGCCACTTCACAGTAAACAATAATACAGACAACACAACTACTGAAGAAAGAAAAGCCAGACAACAGGACTGGATTGAGAAGATCAATGGAAAATAGTAAACCAGAACAGCAGCAAACTACTCTTGAGATGGTCAATGGCCTATCGGAAATTGCTGACTACATGCAGGATGAAGAACTGACTCAGGCTCTAACCTTTATTGCTAAACTAATCATTAAGCCAGACGTTCCTCTCCAGGTAGCAACCGTAGAGATTGTAAGACTCCAAGCAATTGCTGCCAAGATGGCATTCAAAGCAACCTGGCTCACCAACGTTGACAAGAGCGACAGAGCCAAGAAGAACATCTACTACACAGCAGCAGAGTCAATTAATAGCCTAGTCTCAGCCTTGAAATACATCACGAGATAGTGTATACTTGAAGAAATAAGAAAAGAGTTAAAAAAATGGCTAAAAGTTTATTGCAACAAGTAATGCTAAAAGTAGAAAACAAGATTGATTCTCGACCATCCTTCATTGACAAGGATGCACTAATTCAAAAGATTAATTCTGGATACACGATTAACCGTGTAGACAAATTCACCACCAAGAAGACCTTTGCTCCAAGCACGATTGCATTCTCTCACGGAGAGTGTCCTCGCTATTGGTATCTAGCATTTGAAGGTGCAGTCTTTTCCGACAACGCAGATGCATATGGTGGTGCAAACATGACTGCTGGTACCAAGTCTCACGAGCGTATCCAGGAGGCTATGGGCAACGTGCCTGGCCTACTAGTTGATTCAGAATTTAAGGTAACATATAACGACCCACCAATCTTTGGTTATGGCGACGTTATGCTTAACTGGGAAGACAAAGAACTTCTCGGTGAAATCAAGACCATGCCCAATGAAGGCTTTGAGTATAGAAAGACCGCTGGAAAGCCAAAACTTGGGCACATGGTTCAGTTGCTTATCTATATGAAGATCCTAAATAAGAGCAAGGCAGTACTCATCTATGAAAACAAAAACAATCACGAACTTTTGATTTTTCCTGTAGAATTAAATGAGTATACATTTGAGTGGGTAGAGAACGCTTTCGAGTGGATGAGGAATGTTCGTAAGGCATGGGAGGATAAAACCTTGCCTGAAAAGAACTACCGATCTAACTCAAAGATTTGCAAAACATGTCCTATTAGGAGTGCTTGCGATCTAGCAGGATCTGGAGAGATGAAACTAAAATCTCTGGAGCCCTTAGATGAAAGCAAAACACTGTAGTTGGTGTGACCACACCTTTGAGACGAGTATCTCTTACCAGATATACTGCTCATCGGAATGCCGTGACTCAGCAACAAAAGAAAAGATCCTGGCAAGATATCAAATCACCAGAAGAACCAAACGTATTGGCAAGTCTCGCAAGTGCAAGAGTTGCGGTGGATCACTTTCAATATACAATGATGATCCATTGTGTAGATCCTGTGAGGTTAACCCAACCGACGTAAGCAAAACTTTAAAACAGATCAAGGGGATTGCCGATGGTAAACCTTGGGAAGATTAACGCCAAGCCGCAGAACATCTGTTCCATTGATGCAAGCACAAACTCACTAGCCTTTGCCATATTCTCTGGTAATAGGCTAGTGACTTGTGGCAAGATCAAGTTCGAGGGTGCTAATGCATATCAGAAACTTGGAGACGCAGCAAGAAAGTCGATGCCCTTCTTTAAACTATTTGACATCGATGCAATTGTTATTGAGCACACAGTTTTTATTAATAGTCCAAAGACTGCTTCGGACCTGGCACTAATCCAGGGAGCACTTCTTGGTGCTGCCAGAATTTCTGGGGTACGCACAGCAGGATCCATTAACCCTATTACCTGGCAAAGTTTTATTGGCAACAACAAACTCACAACCAAGGAGAAGCAAGACCTGATGAACGAGTTCCCTGGTAAGTCAAAGAACTGGTATCAGAATAAGTCTCGTGAAATCCGTAAGCAAAGAACGATTAAGTTTGTTAATACATACTATGATAAAAACCTAACCGACGATGACGTTGCTGATGCCATTGGTATTGGACATTATGCAATTAATAACTGGGGAAAGATTGACAAATAGTTCCATGGCTGTTAAACTATATACAAGTGAGGCGTGGCTCAAAAAAAGATACCACGTAGATAAAAAGACTCCAGAAGCAATCGCCAAGGAGTGCGGAACAAGCGTAGAGACCATCTACGTATACCTAGCAAAATTTGGATTAAGGAAATCAAAAAGATGAGCCTAGCAGACCTAGACATTGTCGTAGATCAGGTAAACCACCCACAGCACTATATCTCAGACCCTAGCGGTGTTGAATGCATTCAGATTACAAGACACAGAAATTTTAATATTGGAAATGCAATTAAGTATCTATGGAGAGCAGGACTAAAGAATGAAGGAAAGCACATCGAAGATCTCAAGAAAGCGATCTTTTATATTAATGACGAGATTAAACGACTTGAAGGAAACGCCTAATGGCAAAAAAGATTCAGACAGTAGTGCTAGAGACCCACTTCCAAAGAGAAAGTGAACTGTCAATAGACAACCACACCATCGCTAAGGGTGACCTGATCAAGGTCAAGGGCGAGTATGGTGTTAGATTTAAGTTTGATTCATTTGTGACCAACACAAAAACAGGGGCAACCTGGATAGACTGCTTTGAGGTGTACAGGGGTACAGTCGGGGCATACAGGTCATTCAAGTCTGATAGAATTAAGCGTATCCCCAAGAAGAGAGTAAAGAAAAATGTCAACAGAAGATCAACTAGTACAGCATCTTGATAATGTAAATAAGGTAGTAGAGAAGTATCTCTCTGGTTCCGATGCTACACAAATCTCAAAAGAACTTGTTATGCCAAGACAAAAGGTCGTGGCTTACATCAACGAGTGGCGTGAGATGGCTGCAGACAATGCTGCTATCCGTGCACGTGCTAAAGAAGCACTTGTTGGTGCAGACACACACTACTCCTTGCTAATTGGAAAAGCATACGAGGTAATTGATGAGGCAACGACTGTTGCCAATCTGCCTGCAAAGACCGCAGGTATTAAACTTGTTATGGACCTTGAGTCTAAGCGTATCGATATGCTACAGAAAGCAGGACTCCTTGAGAACAAGGAACTTGCAGAAGAGATGATCGAGATTGAGCGTAAGCAGGAAGTCCTGGTAGCCATCCTGAAAGACATTGCAGCAGAGTATCCCCAGATTCGTGATGATATCATGCGTAGGCTATCTAATGTTGCGAAGGATAGAGAAGTAATTACTGTGGTGGTCAACAACGATGTTTGATGACTTTCTAGATGCACTCAAGTCCGATAACTTTGCAGAGATTCCAGTAGACGCAAAGACATTTGTCGAGGGCGAAGACTACCTAAACCAGCCACCATTGTCTCAGGTACAGTACGACATTGTCGAGGCGATGAGCCAGATTTATAAGTTGGAAGACCTTATCGACATCATGGGAGATGAAGATGGCAGACGCTATTTTAAAAAGTATACAAAGAATGAAGTTATCCTACAACTCGGCAAGGGCTCTGGTAAAGACTTTACCTCTACTGTTGCTTGTAGTTATATCGTTTACAAACTACTTTGCCTTAAGGATCCTGCTAGGTATTTTGGTAAGCCAAGCGGAGATGCCATCGACATTATCAACGTTGCTATTAACGCTCAACAGGCGAAGAACGTCTTCTTTAAGGGCTTTAAGTCAAAGATTGAAAGATCTCCGTGGTTTGCAGGAAAGTTCTATGCAAAAGCAGATAGCATAGAGTTCGATCACTCAATCACTGTTTACTCTGGACACTCTGAGCGTGAGTCTCACGAGGGTCTTAACCTTATTCTAGCGGTACTGGATGAGATCTCTGGTTTTGCATCTGAGATTGGAACTGGTAACGACCAGGGTAAGACTGCAGACAACATCTACAAGGCCTTCCGTGCCTCAGTAGACTCTCGCTTCCCAGACCTAGGTAAGGTAGCCCTGCTATCATTCCCACGTTATCCTGGAGACTTTATCTCCACAAGATATGACGAGGTCATCGCTGACAAAGAGGTTATCCATAAGACTCATAAGTTTATTATGAATGAGGATTTGCCAGAGTCGCAGGAGGGCAATACGCTGGAGATTGAATGGGACGAGGATGAAATCATTTCATACAAGTACCCAGGAGTATTTGCACTAAAGCGTCCTACCTGGGTTGTCAATCCTACAAGAAAGATTGAAGACTTCAAGGTCTCATTCTTCACTGACCTGGGTGATGCCATGCAGCGTTTTGCCTGTGTGCCAACATATATGTCAGATGCGTTCTTCAAGCAGCAAGACAAGGTTCGTGCATGTATGACATTGCGTAACCCTATCGACACTGCAAAGAGGTTTGAGCCGTCATTCGTTCCAGACCCAGACAAGAAGTACTACGTCCACGCTGACCTTGCACAGAAGCACGACAAGTGTGCTGTAGCAATTGCTCACGTAGAAAAGTGGGTATCTGTTCAGGTAATGAAGGACTATGAGCAAGTAGTCCCAATGGTAGTAGTAGATGCTGTAGTGTGGTGGGAGCCGAGAATTGAAGGACCTGTAAACCTTTCAGAGGTTAAGCAGTGGATTCAGAACTTGCGTAGGCAGGGATTTGATATTGGTATGGTATCATTTGACCGCTGGCAATCCTTTGATATTCAGAATGAGTTGAAGTCTGTTGGTATGAGGACTGAGACTGTTTCTGTTGCAAAAAAGCACTACGAAGACATGGCCATGCTCATTTATGAAGAGCGTCTGGCTATGCCTGCAATTGATCTTCTGTTCTCAGAACTTACAGAACTAAAGATCATGAAAAACAATCGTGTGGACCACCCTCGCAAATCGTCTAAGGACCTTGCGGATGCTGTCTGTGGAGCCGTTTTCGGTGCCATCAGCCACACGCCAAAAGACCTAAACCATGAGGTAGAGGTTCATACATTTAAAGATAGACCTAAATCCATGCTTGACATAGATAATGGCAACGTGATACAATTGAAGCCTATGCCGAAAGAGGTTCAAGAATACCTGGCTAGATTCGATCTAATCTAAACAATAAAGAAAATAAGGAGATACAAACATGACTTCACTTAAGAAGACACTAATCGCTACTGCCGCTGCTGTAGCACTTACCACCTCTGCACTAGTTGCAGGTCCTGCATTTGCAGTCGGAGCAACCTATGCACTAACCGTTTCTGGATCAGCACCTGCTACCGCAGGTACAGCAGAGGCCTCGGCCATTGCACTCCCAGTGCCTGCAGATAACTCTGTAGACACCGCAGATACTCTAGACTTTGCTCTAACTGGTATCACCGCTGGTGAGGCTGTGGCAGTTGCTGCAACTGATGCAACTCTTATTGCTGCTGGAACTACTGGTGCAATCACTGCATCGTCTGGCTCTGCAACTCTAAACATCTCAACTGGTACTGGTACCACAGCAGGATTCAAGGTATACACTAAGACTACTAAGGTAGGCAAGGTTGTCATTACCGTCGGTGCTGCAACTCCAGTAACCTACTATGTTAAGGGTACTGCTGGTGCACTAAACACCATCACCCTATCGGCACCAACTGCTGCCCTAGGAACCACGGCAAAGGTAACTGTCACTGGTGCTGACGTATTCGGCAATGCTGTTTCTGGCTCTGCTGTAGCACTTCAGGTTATCAACGGCAAGGGAACCAACACCTACTCGGTAACCACCACCGCTGACGGCACTGCTGTCAAGGAACTAACTGGCCTATCGGTAGACACCTATGACCTAGTCGCAACCGCCACTGTGGCAACTGCTGTTACTGGTCTAACCGTTCCTTCTGGCTTCCTTCGTGGAACCCTAAAGGTTGTAGACCTTGCTGGTCTAGTAGCAACAAAGGATGCAGAACTTGCTGTTGCAACTGCAACTATTGCTGACCTAAAGGCACAGATTGCTGCCCTACAGGCTGCTGAGATTAAGAAGTACAACGCACTTGCTGCTAAGTGGAACAAGAAGTTCCCTAAGAACAAGGTTGCACTCCGCAAGTAATTGTGGTAAAATTGATTAGGGAGAGGGCTCAGGCTCTCTCCCTTTTCTGTCCCCTATTCTAAAAAGGAGTTACAATAGATGTCCATAGATATCGTGTACTTCTCAAATTATTCGGGGAATACTAAAAGATTCGTGGAGAAGTTAGATGTTCAGCATAGAAATATTACTCGTATTCCTATTGATTGGGATAGCGACAACCCTGCTACTGTCAGCAGCAGTTATATACTTTTTGTTCCGACTTATGGTGGGGGTAGTGAGAGATCTGCAGTACCCAGACAGGTTCGACACTTTCTAAACGTTCCTGGTAACAGGGGGATGCTTCGAGGCATCGTGGCCTTTGGCAATACAAATTTTGGAGAGCATTTCTGTAAAGCAGCAGAAATAATCTCAGGGAAAACTGGTGTCCCGATAATAGCCAGAGTAGAGATTTTTGGAACGTCAGAAGACGTGCAAAAGGTACAGGATAGATTGGAAAAAATAAATGGATAATTATAGTTATCACGAACTAAATGCTATGCTAAATCTGTGGTCAGATGAAGGCAAGATTCAATTCGACAAAGACAAGCAGGCAGCAAGGGCATACTTCTTAGATCACGTAAATCTAAACACAGTATTCTTCCACAGCCTAGAAGAAAAGTTGCACTACTTGGTAGAGCACGAATATTATGAAACAGAAATCCTGGACAAGTATTCCTCTGAGTTTACAAAGGAACTATTTAAGCAAGCATATGGACACAAGTTCCGCTTCCCAACTTTCGTTGGAGCATACAAGTTCTATACACAGTACGCCCTGAAGACCTTTGATGGTGAGCGTTACCTAGAGCGTTTTGAGGACCGTGTTGTAATGACATCTCTAATGCTCGGAGGTGGCGACGAGGACTTGGCTAAGAATTTGGTTGAGGAGATCATCTCTGGCCGCTTCCAGCCTGCCACGCCTACATTCCTAAATGCTGGTCGTAAGCAACGTGGGGAGTACGTGTCATGCTTCTTGCTACGCATTGAAGACAACATGGAGTCAATTGCACGTGCAGTGAACTCTTCTCTACAGTTGTCAAAGCGTGGTGGCGGTGTTGCTCTAAACATGACCAACCTGCGTGAACTTGGTGCACCGATCAAGAAGATCGAGAACCAATCATCTGGAGTTATCCCAGTAATGAAGATGCTAGAAGATGCTTTCTCCTACGCAAACCAACTTGGTGCTCGTCAGGGTGCTGGTGCAGTCTACTTGAACGCTCACCACCCAGACATCATGAAGTTCCTAGACACCAAGCGTGAGAACGCTGATGAGAAGATGCGTATTAAGACACTTTCTCTTGGAGTAGTCATTCCAGACATCACTTTGGAACTTGCCAAGAACGGCGAAGACATGTACCTCTTCTCTCCATACGACGTTGAAAAGGTCTACGGCGTTCCGTTCAGCGACATCTCAGTTACTGAGAAGTACCAGGAGATGGTTGACGATGCTCGCATCAAGAAGACCAAGATCAAGGCTCGTCAGTTGTTCGAGACCATTGCTGAACTTCAGTTCGAGTCGGGGTATCCGTACATTGTCTATGAGGACACTGTCAATAGTGCTAACCCTGTAGAGGGGCGTATTAATATGTCTAATCTATGCTCTGAAATCCTACAGGTAAACACTCCTACCACCTACAACAATGACTTGTCGTACAAGGACATCGGTAAGGACATCTCATGTAACCTAGGATCGTTAAACATTGCTAAGGCCATGGAGTCTCCAGACTTTGGCAAGACTATCGAGGTTGCCATCCGTGCTTTGACATCAGTAGCAGACCTGTCATACATTGACTCTGTTATGTCAATTGCCGAGGGTAACAAGAAGTCACGTGCCATTGGTCTAGGTCAGATGAACCTACATGGTTACTTTGGCAAGGAAGAGATGTTCTATGGAGATGAAGAGTCAATCGACTTTACTGACATGTACTTCTACACTGTCCTATACCACGCCCTAAAAGCATCAAACAAGATGGCTATTGAGACAGGCAGCCCATTTGACAACTTTGAGAAGTCTAAGTATGCCGATGGCTCCTTCTTTGACAAGTACATCAATCAGGAATGGAAGCCAAAGACCGACAAGGTTGCTAAGATTTTTGCAGATGCTAGAATTGAAATTCCGACATACGACGACTGGGCAAGACTGTCAATGAGTGTTCAGAAGCACGGTATCTACAACCAGAACCTTCAGGCTGTGCCACCAACAGGATCTATCTCATACATCAACAACTCAACATCATCTATCCATCCTATCGCTTCTCAGATTGAGATTCGCAAGGAAGGAAAGATGGGGCGAGTTTACTACCCAGCACCATACCTGACTAACGACAACCGTGAGTACTTCCAGGATGCCTACGAGATTGGTCCAGAGAAGATCATCGATGTTTATGCTGCTGCAACCCAGCACGTAGACCAGGGACTTTCTCTGACACTATTCTTCAAGGATACTGCCACCACTCGTGATGTCAACAAGGCTCAGATTTACGCCTGGAAAAAGGGTATTAAGACAATTTACTATATTCGCATTAGACAGAATGCACTAGATGGAACAGAAATGGAAGGATGCGTATCATGTCAACTGTAACAAGACCAGTTAACTGGAACAAACTAGAAGACCAGGTGGATCTAGAGGTATGGAATAGACTTACCGCTAACTTCTGGCTACCAGAGAAGGTACCACTGAGCAATGACGTACAGTCTTGGTCCACCCTGAAGCCTAATGAGAAGTTGCTAACCATGCGTGTCTTTACTGGACTAACCATGCTTGATACCATCCAGGGTACCATTGGAGCAATGTCACTTATGCCAGACGCACGTACACAACATGAAGAGGCAGTAATCACTAATATTGCATTCATGGAGTCAGTACATGCTAAGTCATACTCAAGCGTATTCTCAACTCTAACATCGACACAAGAGATTGAGGATGCATTTAGATGGTCAGAGGAGAACCCTTACCTTCAGAAGAAGGCTGAGATCGTTCTTGGCTACTACAGAGGAGACGATCCACTAAAGCGTAAGGCTGCATCTACTTTGCTAGAATCATTCTTGTTCTACTCTGGATTCTATCTACCAATGTACTGGTCAAGCCGTGCGAAGTTGACCAACACTGCTGATCTAATTAGACTCATCATCCGTGATGAGGCTGTGCATGGATACTACATTGGTTATAAGTTTCAGCAGGCATTCAACGAGGAGACTCCAGAACGCCAGGAAGAGTTGAGGAACTACACCTACGACCTGATGCTAGAACTTTACGACAATGAGATTAAGTACACTGCTGACCTTTATGATGAGATTGGTCTAACTGAAGACGTAAAGAAGTTCTTGCACTACAACGCAAACAAGGCTCTGATGAATCTAGGTTTTGAGGCACTATTTCCAAAGGATGTATGTGATGTCAATCCTGCGATTCTTAGTGCACTGTCTCCAAACTCAGACGAGAACCATGACTTCTTCTCTGGTTCAGGATCATCTTATGTGATTGCAAAGCATGAAGCAACAGAGGACGATGACTGGGATTTCTAGTCAATAAAAAGGGAGGGGGGCGAAAGCCCCTCTTTTATTTTATCTAAATAATGATATAATTATCTTGTTAGTCTTAATGTCTAACGAGGAGACCCCAGAATTAAAAAGATAACCCCCTTTTTAGCCTCTATAGTGATAGCCACGGCACCACTATTTTTTGCTGCCCCTGCACTTGCAGAAGACGTTCCGCCAGTAGTTGTTGTAGTTACTACAGATGGTGGAGATGATTCGTCATACCAAATTCCCCTAACCACAACTGTAACGTTTGATGGGGTAGAGTATAGTTCTGTATTTGCCACAACTAACTCAGTGATTACCTTTGGCAGACCAGATGGAACCTACTGGGCATATCCAGCAACCCCATCGATTAGCCTTTACTCTATGGACTGGGTCGTCTTTCCATGGGCCAGACCAGATGAGCACCTAACCATAGCAGCATCTGATGGCGGTTTCCAGGTAGACATTTCTGCTAGACCTATTTGGCTACAGCAGGCTACAGAGCCAACTAATATAAACATTGTTGCTGCCATAAATACAAACGGTACAGTGTCAATATCCTACTCACTTACTGGGCCAACCTATGAAGGTCAAACCAGAACAGGTGTTAGGCTTACAAACGGAGACGTTGTAACCCTTGAGGAATATGGAGTTGTCCGTGTTGAGGAGCCTCCAGTGCTTGAGCCAGTCCCAGTAGAGCCAACACCAACAGCATCCCCCGAGCCAACAGAATCCCCAACAGTTTCTCCAGAGCCTACAGAATCTCCTACTGCATCTCCAGAACCTGCCCCTACTCCAAACCCAGAACCAACGGTAGAGCCAACTGGATCACCTACAGTAAGTCCCGAGCCTACCCCAGAGCCTACCCCCGAGCCAACAGTACCATCAATCCCAAGACCATTTGTTCCAGAGGGAGCGACGGTGATATCTGAGGGAACAAGCATTGAGGTAGTGGCTCCAGCAGGTCAAAGAATCGTAAGCGTTATGGCTTGGTATGGAGATCCAGATGACGCTACTCGTGGCCTTGATGTGTCCTCAGTAATCACTGAGTTGGCTTCTGGGCAGACATCTATAACCATTGACTCAGACAACAGGTACGGAGATCCAGCAGGTGGAACAGTAAAGGTTTTAATATTCTTGCCCACCTATGAAAATATTCCTGCTCCAGAACCAACGCCCGAGCCTACTCCAACACCCACCCCCACTCCAGAACCTGTAATTCCTATTGTCCCACCAGTCGTTGAGCCACCTGTAATTGAGCCTCAGCCTCAGCCCCAGCCAATTCCAGTTCCAGAAACTCCTGTTATAATTGAACCAGTACCGCCAATAGTAGAGGAGCCAGTTGTCCCCATTCCAGAACCAACAGTGGATCCCGAACCAACCACGCCACCTGCTGAAGAGCCAACACCTACACCTACGCCGAGCGAGGAACCTGTTAAAGAGCCAACAGAGAATGTCGTGGAGCCGCTACCAGAGCCAGAGTCGCCAGCAACCCCAGAAGTACAACCAGAACCTGAGTTACGAGTAGAAGAAGAAGCGGTAGCAGAGATTCAAAATCTAATAGAAACCGCACCAGAAGACTTGACAGACGCACAGGTAGAGCAACTTGTTGAGGCAGCCCTTGTTGTGTTTGAAACAGCAGAGCAAGGCTCCCCTGAATATGCCCAGGCCCTAGAAGCCCTTGCAGTCGCTGCAGAAGCAGACGATGTAGAACTTTCTGCAGAACTCGCAGCCATCCCATTACTTGGAGATGTCGCAGGTGCAGCACTTGAAGTGTTTAATAATATTGGTAACGTTGGTGCTGACATGGCTCCAGAAGTTCGTGAAGAAGCAGAAAAGACAGTCATCGCTTCCGTTATCGCAACAGGTGCAGCAGTTCAAGCAACTGTCGGTGCAGCCGCAGCAGCGGCATCAACATCATCATCGGGTGGAGCCTCAGCAGGAGCATCTTCAGGCTCAGGCTCTGCTGGAAGAAGAAAAGAATAGTAATGAAAGAAAGGAAGATAGGTAATATGAAGAATTTTTTCAATGATATCCTAGGCCAGGCATGGACCTTGCTAGGTATGTTCGTGGCTTGGGTAGTTCTAGAAGGATCTGCCAAGACAATCGTAGGCTATTGTATCTTGGGTACACTGGCTTTGTGGGCACTGACCCACCCAATCAGAAACACAAAGGAAGGAGACGATTAATATGGTAAAAACAATTGGAGATATCTTCGCAAGAATGGTAGCAGTGTTTGTCATCTCGGCACTTGGTGTTCTTGGTGCTGGTGCAGTAGCAGGAGTAGAAGTAGTCCAGGCAGTTGCCATGGCAGGTCTACTAGGTGTAGCACGAGTCCTGGAAGATCTGGCTAAGTCATTCTTGCAGGATGGAAAACTAACACAGGCAGAAATTGATTCCGCCTTCCGCAAGGAGCACAGACGTGCTGAGGAAGAAGACGGTCGCTAACTAGTAACCCCTTGACATTCCCCTCCTGGGACGCTATACTTTATGTATATTCCCTGGGAGGGGTTTTCATTTTCTCAAAAAACTTTTACATATGGCATTGACTTTTATGCCTACCCCATGTACAATTGAAACATGACAGAACACAACATGACAGAGAGCCAACTAGACGTGGCCAAAATGCTAGACTGGATGACTATCGGTATAGAGAATGGCTGGGTATCAGAACCATTTTGCTATACTCATGACGGAGATCCGTACATGACCGAAGAAGAAGAACAAGAATGGGAAGACGGCGGAGATCCGTGTGCCCCAGTAATCAAACTACTAAAATAAGGAACATCATGAAGAAGACAGCAATTGTATTGGGTGCATTGATTGCATCGCTATCACTATCACCAGCACAGGCAGAAGAAGTAAAGTCACTAGTAATCATCGACTCCTATTTTGACTCACGAGTCTCTGGAGCGACCATTGTTTGCGTCGCCAAGGATTCGTGTACCAAGACTGTAAAGCCAGGAAAGTCTGTATCCGAGAATGTCAATCACGGCAACGCTATGGCAGAGGTAGCAAAGCGACAGAATCCAGATGTTAAACTAACCCTATTGCGATCTGCCAATAATGGTGGAGATGTTACAGGAGCAGACCTAATCCGTGCACTTCGCTGGGTAGATGCAAACTCATCACTAGTGGGTGCAGTGTCGTTCTCACGAAGCATTAGCAATAATGCCAACAAGGGCAACTGCCAACTCGCACCAACAGGTCTCGCCGTAGAGGGAATGTCAGTGCCAGTTGCAGACAAGGAAATTCAACGCCTGATCGCCTCGCTAAAGGCCAAGGGTATTCCATTCTTTGCCTCTACTGGAAACAAGAGTTCAATTACAACCAGTGTAACCTATCCAGCCTGTCTGCCAATCACAGACTCTGTGACCGCAAACAACTATAGTCAGGCATTGTCTAATGCAGACACAGACTATGTTGGATCGCTTCCACCAAGCGTATACACCTACAAGGGAACTATCGTTTGGTCAACCAATGGATTCATCCCACAGACGACTTCGTCTGCTACAGCAGCAGTTGCTGCAAAGTATCTTGCAACTACACTTGACGGCAAGACTGTCAATGTGGTAAACTAGTTTTACAAATAAATAGAGAACGTGACCGTAAGTTCGTTAACACACCTAGGTAAAGTGTTAGGGGGCCTGCGTGAGGTAATTACTCTGATGAGGTAGGCATTGTCTTCTCCTACCACCTTCCTCCTTAACTCAGTTGGTAGAGTGTTCGGCTGTTAACCGAAATGTCGTTGGTTCGAGTCCAGCAGGGGGAGCGATAGAAATATCACGCAGACGTTGCATAATGGTAGTGCCTCATCCTTCCAAGTTGAAGGTGCCAGTTCGATTCTGGTCGTCTGCTCTATAGGCTAATCACCTATACGCATGAGGAAGTTGTTAAATTTCTCGGTTCTAAGTGACTTTATACTTAGCGTGTAAGT